TATCAGCCCAATCTCTGCCATCGGTACTGGCTCTAACGCAGCCTTTACTGTTGGTGAGCGTCTGTTCGTTCTCAACGCTTTGCCTGGTGGTACTTCCTACACCGGCATTGACCTTAACGGTGCTGCTAACCGCAATGCTCGCGGCGATCTGATCGTTGAAAACCTGTTCAAGGCTTGCCAGTCCCTGGACGAGAAAGACACTCCTAAAGAAGGACGTGTTTGCGTTTTGTCTCCTGGTGCTTACTACGATGTGCTGGCTTCGGACCGCGCCATCAACGTTGACTTCAACGGTGGCACTGGCTCCAACGGTAGCTTTGGTGAGAACCGCGTGGCACAGGTTGCAGGCTTCCGCCTGACCACCTCCAACCACCTCGGCCTCAACGCCTACACCTCTGGTCAGTCCTACGTTGGTCTGAACAACCAGTCCGCCACCACCCGTGGTGAGCGTCCTAACTACACCAACGGCCGCGACGGTTCCGATGGTCAGGCCGCTGCTGGTCGTAACGACTACTACCAGGACGAGCAGGGTAACACCAGCTCTATTGCCAACTGTTTTGGTCTGTGCTTCACCAAGGAAGCCGTGGGTACCGTCTCTCTGAAGGACGTGTCCATGCAGATGACCGGCAACGAGTACAAGGCAATGACTCAGTCCACCATGATGGTTGCCTCCTACGCTGTGGGTCACGGCATCCTACGTCCTGAGTGCTGCGTCAGCTTGCTGCACGACGGCAATCCCTATTGATAATTACTTCTTACTAATTACCAATACAATGGGGGAAGCAGAAATGTTCCCCCTTTTTTAATGGCGACATCTAAATTAAATGCAGTTAATACGCTTCTCGCCATTATTGGTGAGGCTCCTATTAACTCCCTAAACCCACCCTTGACTGGTGACGCTAGTCTGGCAGAGCGAACCTTGGATGAAATTAGCCGAGAAGTTCAAGGTGCAGGCTGGTCTTGGAACACAATGCTCTATGACTCCATTCCTTTGGACGCTACTACTGGTCAGTCCCAACTACCTGGAAACACTCTTGCTGTACGGTTTAACCCGCTTTCTTATCCGACGCAAAGGTTTGTACTCCGTGGATTGAGGTTGTACGATCGCATCAAAAATACCTACGACCTTCGCACTAGTCTTGGTGTTGTAATGACTGGCAACAGCAGCGATCTTGTTGCTGAACTTGTAGAAGAACTGGTATGGGACAGTATTCCTGAAACTGGTCGTCGTTACATCATGATTCGTGCTGGTCGGATTTTCTCTAACCGTGCTGTAACCTCATCTAGTATTGAGTCTTACACTCAAGAAGACGAAGCTAACGCTCTTCAAATTCTTAAGCGTACTGAAGACATGGCGCAAAATTATAACTTTATTAGCGGTCCGGATGACATGTACGGTGGCCGCGTTATTACTAATTTTGGTCCTGACATCTTGAGCCGCTAATGTCGAAAGAACTTTATAGCCAAATCATTGGTCCACTTAACAAAGGCGTAAACCAACAGGCTGACAGTTTTGTGCTGCCAGGTTTTGCAAAAGTTCTTGAGAACGCTAATTGCGATCTGGTTGAAGGACTAAAGAAACGTTTGGGTTCTGTGCCTCTCAAGCGTATTGACACGCTCACACAAAATAAAGGTGGTAACACCCTGACGGCTCCGTTGAAGTGGAACGAAGCTTGGGTGTTTACCTACAACCGCAGCACTGATGAGCGGTTTATTTTGATGGTGGTTGATGATAGTAGAACAATCAGCCGCACTGGTAACACCACTAACAACTCTGCTGTTATAGCTTCTGTCAACTCCATGACAGATTTGTTTATAGGTGCAGGTGTTAGTGGCAGTGGTATTCCTACAGGAGCCAAGATTGTTAATATTGATACGTCTAACAGTCGCATTACTCTTGATAAGGACGCTACTGCAACAGCTACTGGTGTATCGCTGACTATTGAATCAAGCTTTACGTTTGTTACTGGTGTGTCTAAGGTAGAGCCCATCAGTGGCACTTTGCCTACTGTTGTTCCTGAAGAGCAATCTTTTGCAAACATCACGTCAACAAATCTTGGGTATCTACGTGGCTCTGGGCGGGCTCGTGATCGCTTTAGGGCTACGTCGTTTCAAGACTATGTGTTTGTTACTAACATCCAAAAAGAAGTTGAGTATGACAGCACAGAGACACTAACTCGATATAACATTTCTAAAATTAGTAACGTTTATAGACCTACTAAAGCTCAGGTCAACGTCAAACTTGTTAGTTACGATACTCAATACACAATTAAAGTTACGCTAGATAACAACGATGTTATTACTGGCAACCACACCACACCTTCTTTGACAGACGGTAGTGGAAATCCAATTGTTGTAAGCAGTGAAACTATTGCTGCAAAATTAATCAGCAACTCAGAAACAATTAGCGGTACAACAACAAACGGTAGCTCGACAATTACTAGCGTTAATTCTACTGACATAGCTCAAGTTCACGAAGGCGAGCTTGTTACTGGTACAGGTATTCCTGCTAACACTTTTGTCGGTACTGTTGGTGACACCAGTTTTGGTCTTGTAAACGAGGCAGGTGCAGCAGTAAACGCTACTGCAAACGGTAGTACAACCTTGACGCTTGGTGAAGGTCTAGATCAAACTGACATCCACAACGAACTTACCTTTACGCGAGAGAACTCTCAGATTCTTATCTCTCTTGCTAATGCAAGTCGATACATCAAAAGCCTTGTAATTAGTGATGCTCGAGGCAACACGTTGATGGACGGGTTTGCTGATCAGGTAACCAGCATTGTTAATTTGCCTGATGCTTCTTGGCATGGTTACACCGTACTGGTGGCTCCAGACGGCACGTCTGACCAGAGCTCTTATTACCTTAAGTTCAATGCAGAGGGTACGACAACTAACGGTACCTTTAATCGAGGTGTGTGGGAAGAGAGCTCAGGTTGGGGTACTCGAGGCAAGTTTGATGACAACACGATGCCTCATGCCTTTATCTATTACAGGAACGATGACGGTTTGGTGCGGTTTACGTTCCAACCCTTTAGCGGTGCTACTTACACTGACGGCAGTACCTCGTTTGAAATTGCTGGGTGGATTGAGCGTCTTTCAGGAGATGAGGATGAGTTACCAGGACCTTCGTTTGTAGATAACAGCATCAACGATGTTGTGTTCTTTAAAAACCGTCTTGGTTTTGTAAGCGGGGAAAACGTCATCCTTAGTGAGGCTGGTGCCTACTACAACTTCTGGCAACAATCAGCTCTTGCTGTTGTTGACACTGACACTATTGACCTAACGGCAGTCAGTAACGACGTTGCTGTGCTGAACTATGCACTGCAGCAGCAGGACGAACTTGTGTTGTTTTCTAATGAAAACCAGTTTCGTCTTTACTCTGGTGACAACGTTACGTTTAGTCCAGAGACAGCCTCTGTGGGTAGAATTAGTTCCATCAGTATGGAAGCTAAAGTTAAGCCACAGCAGGTAGGACCTCAGGTTATCTTTCCAGTAAAAGAAGGTGACTTTACTGGTCTGCACACCTTCATTACGACTGACCGAACCGTTGGTATTAACCTGGGTCAAACAGCCGTGATTACGGAAACAGTACCTAAGTACATTTCAAAGGATTTGGATTCGCTTGCTGTTAGCCGTACTGACCAGTACCTTGTAGCTCTTAGTAAGGACGACCCTGCCGCTCTATATGTTTACCAGTTTTATTGGGAAGCCTCTGGCGGCTCACTGACTAACCGACAGAACGCTTGGAGCAAGTGGACCTTTCCCAACAAAGAGCTGTACTGGTGCGACTTTATTAAAGGCACCTTGTACACTCTTAGCAAGTATGACAACAATGGAACTGATGAGTACTATTTAGAGGGTATCAATGCTTCTCGACCTCCTCAAAACCCCAATAGCCTGTTTCTTCTGGACCGTCAGCTTTCTAACAGTATTACTACTGACCTGGGTGCTGTAACCTTTGCTTACAATGCAGCTACAAACAAAACTACAGTCAACCTGCCCTACAGGACAGTTAACGTAAGTCAGTTTGTGGTTATTAAGAAAAATGCAAGTGATGCGTCAGAAAGTTCAAAGCGTTGGGTCGTCGCTAAGGCTGTTGCTGCTGGTGTTACAAGTTTTGTCTGTGACAGCTTGGGAGATTTTTCTAGCAGTTCTTGGGTCTTTGGTGAGCAATTTACGTTTAAGTTTCAGCCGCCCAAACTCATGCCTTACACCAGAACGGCTACCGACAATACTTTTATTGGTAACCGTACTGGTCGTTTGCAGCTTCGATATATGGATACTTATTACAACGATGCACGGTACTTTGCAGTCGAAGTCACACCTAAACACAGAGATAAGGTTACTTACGAGTTTGACCGACGGGATCCACTTAACGGCAACATTGTAATTAGTACTGAACAAGATTTTGAGCAATCTAAATTTAGAGCTCATATACAAAGCAAGAACGACCAAGTTACAGTAGAACTAGTGAACAACAGCATTGACCAGGCTAAGTTCATTGCCATTGAATGGACTGGTCTGTATTTTGACGTTGCGAGGAAATTTGGCTAATGGCTCAAGAACAAGAACAAGGTGCATCCACCTCACCCACAGAATCCGGTTTTTGGGACAACTTTGAAGGTGTAACATCTCTTGCTACTGGTGGCCTAAAAATTGCCACTCAGATTTTTGGGTACCAAGAAGCCAAAGCTAGAGCTCAGATTCAAACAGCAGAGCGTCAACGACAGTATTGGACTCAATGGGCGCAAACCAACCGAGAAAATTATCGACAGTACGAATACCAACTAAGGTCCTGGTATAGGTCTTCTGATTATGTAAGTAAGTTTAGGCAGTATCAAACTGATCTACAAAAGCAAGCTGCTACCTTTAAAGGAGAGGTCAGCACTGCTGCTACTGAAAACTTTGCACGTCAGTTGGTAGATCTGGAGGGTCGTTTCTATGAAGAAGAAGCCCGCGATGAGATGCGAATCAATACTTTAATGATTGATAAATTTGTTAAAGAAAACAAAAAAGCAGCTACA